TCCAGTAGTTATGAAACTAGCTGCGTTCACATAACCAGAATGATGAATACCATTAGTATTAGCAACAAGAATAGTTCCAATTGTGAATAATGAGGAGTTCACGCTAGTAGATACGTTTGCAGCACCAGTAACTTCTAATGCAACAGTAGGAGCACTGTTATTGATACCAACTCTATTATTAGTTGCATCAACAAACAATACCCCAGAATCAATATTAACATTACCTGATATTGTTTGTAAAGTACCGCTGAGAGTTGTATTGCCTGTTAATGTCGTAACACCAGTAACGCCCAAAGTACCACCAACATTAGCATTACCTTGTACATTTGCCGTGCTTGAAATATCAACTGCGCCAGTTACTCTCAAAGCAACACCAGGAGCTGTATTGTTAATACCAACTCTATTATTAGTTGCATCAACAAACAATACCCCAGAATCAAACGATGTATTACCAGCACCAAACGTGTAAACATTCGAAGTACCAGTCGTAAATGTAACTGTTCCGTTGGTCAGAGATGTATTGCCAAGGACAGTTAACATTAGATTCGTACCAATTGCTGTAGTATTAATTACAGAATTATTAGAAATTGATAAATCACTTGTTATAAACAAAGTGTTACTAGTTGTTACATTACCACCTCTCAGGCCGCCAACAGAAGAATTAGCGTTGATGCTAATAATGTTTGCAGTGAATGTACCACTGATAGTGGCATTCCCTGTTGTAGCTCCTCCGGAGGTATTTGCAGCTGTAGTTACTATGGTCGTGGAATATGCATCCAACAATATGTTAGTTTTATCAACCCATGTTTGAAAGGTATGTGAACTTGTATCTACGTTAGCTGTTGTTAGTGCCATTAGAATCTCTTTGAATTAAAATTTCAAGCATTTTTTTAATGTCGCTCATTTCTTGTTTAAGACTCTCTACTTCGTTTTTAATTGAAGTAGAGGATTGTTCACTCTCTCTTTGTAGCTTATGCATTTTGTATGCAGCAATATTTGTATTTATCACTGCACCATTATTCATATCTTTCATAAAATTTGAATCATCAGTCTTTTTGAGCATTATTAAATCGATACTGCAATCGCCCTCACGTCTTTTATAGTTGGAGGGAATGATGTTTCAGAAGATACAAGAACAATCTTTATTGCATATGTCTTGTATTCTTTTTGTAGCGATTTATTAGAGTCATAATATCTAACAATCTTACTATCTACAGCATATTTGAAAGCAGCCTTTTCTTGAGTTACCTTCTCAATAATTAGACCGGACGCGGTTGTAAGAGCATTACTTGATATTTGGACTGATGTATTGCTTGTTGGTAAAACACTAATAAAGTTGATCTCATATCCACTTGTATTAGATATTTTAATCATGTCATTAACATTCAACACTGATAAGAAATGCCCGTTTGTGGCAGCACCCGTTGCAGTTGTATTTCCAGTAAGGTCAATAGCAGTACCATTAGGAGTTGAGCTGAGCTTCAGTGTGGAAGTATTTGCATCAACAACAAAAAAAGCAGTTGCATTTGCCAAACCACCTATAACAGTATTACTAGCAGATGTGAAGTATGTTACCTTTTCTCCATTTCGGAAATATGTATTGGCATCTGTCAATGAAATAAAATCACTAGGTGTTGATACATCAGTATTGCTATTAAATTGTCTAATGAAAGAAGTACTCACACCAGTAATCACATTTGATATGGTAGCTGTATTAGCTCTACCCGGTAACTGTCTTGCTGGAGGAGCAGTATCAAAAGTATATGCAAACTCCAAATAGTCATTTTCATCACCAGAATCACTATAGACAGAAGGAGTCTCTTGAACTAACAAAGACCAGTCTTTGTCATCAAAGTTATCACTATCAGATCCGTTTAATATTTTAGCATAAACATATATTTCAGACTGAGGTGGTTTATTTGCTGTGACATATACTTTGATATCCTCTGCATCAAGACCTTCTCCAAGAACAACTTTCTTAGAGATATACTTTGCATCAGAATTTCCACCTTTGGTATTTTCACCAGTAATATCGTTATTGATAATGTTAGACATTGCAACAACACCAACTGGTTGTATATCCACAACAGGTCCTATTTTATCTGTTAAAGGTGATCTATTCAAAGTGGTTTGAATAACAATCGATTTATCAGCATCATAAACTTCATTACTTTTAGATTTTAGGACCCCTTCATAAGGAAGCTTGTTAGATACACCAAACGAAATTGAAGTATTATATCCAACACTACCAGCCTGTACGATGTTTTGTTGTAACAAAACTTCATTTTGAGGAGGAACGAAAGTAGATATATGTGGTTCTGTATAATTAATTTTGAAATTATCAATAGAAGCCACATTAGCAAAAGCTTCGGATGCAGAACCAACTATCTTTCTTCCTGTATCAATTTTGAAGGTTGTGTTTGATGTTGTTGAGTCTTTTAACACTATAGTGTTATCATTATTAATAACATCAACAACAGCTCTCACAACTTTTTGTACTCCAACATATCCATTAGCAGAATTTACAGTTCCATTATCAACGTATTTTTCCGGAAAGTCCTTCATTACCAAACTAGTATTTGGTGAAGAGTAGCTTATCTGGTTAACTCTGTTTACTTGGAATGTCTCTTGAATATTGTAGTGTACGTTTCCAGATAACGATGTATTGAAATCACAATCTACAGTCAAGTGAGTTGTGTTTGTTAGACTTGTAATCTCTCTCATCTGACTACCAACTAGAATATAGTCACCAACAGTATACTCAGTATTGACACTTGTTGAACTACCAACAACAACATTGCTTGCTGCTGTCACAGTGACAGTACCAGTCTTAGCAGCTGATCTACTATTTCCATAAATTAATAGTAAATAATCTCCTGCACTTACTAATGACGTCAAATCAGTATTGACAGATATTGTCGACGTAGCTACGTTAACAGAATATGTTCCTGGCAAGTAAGACGTTGCTTTTTGAGCTACTTGTTCACCCTCTTGGAATGCTCCCTCAATACCAGTTAGAGTCAGGAATTCATATGGTTTATTAACTAAAGTAACCTTACCACTATCTCTTGTAAATTTAGTAGTATATACCTTAAATTTAATATCTTCATTTTGATAAGGAGTCCATACTCTATCATTTGCACCCAAGAACATAGTACCATCGCCCCAATCAGCATTACTGATAATACCTGTAGTTACATCAGGTAGTCCTGGTGATGTTGTCCAAATAAAGAAGTTTGGATCGTTACCATCAGGAATAATAACAACACAGTATTCCTGTAGGGACGCTACGAAAGCTGGTGTATCAAATTCAAAAGTAGTTGCTAAAGATGCATCATCACTTACTTGTATTTGACTTGGCTTGAGGTGTTTCTCCGCTAATACTTTCTGACTTGGATACCCGTTATCAGTAGTTCTCAACTGCATTGTCAAGCCTGGTGTTACAGGCTTTTCTTTGAGGTAGATATCTACTTTAGTGATAAATGTTCCTATAATAGATTCTTCAATACCAATTTGGAAAGTTTGAGATACCGGATCTCTGTTGTGAGCTATGAGCCACTTATCTGTACCAGGTAATCTTACAAAGTAAGTATGATCTCCTGTGAGACCATGATTATATCCAATCTCTTCCGGACCTGCTTTGTATTCTTCTATTGATGTGATAATAACAGATTCGCCTTCCTTACATACCATCTCATCACCAACTTCCAGTTGTTGCACATCTTCATTAGGAAGTATTTCAAGACGCTTTACTTCGGCAACATCAACAGCTTTCCATCCCTTTTTAGTTAGGATAGGATGAGCAGCCGTTACAAAACCACCCATTCCGTTGAAACCATACCATATTGGTTGTCTGTCGCGAGTGCTAATTGGTTGTGAATGATCCTGAACAACCTCATTAGAACTTCCTGAATGACCCAATAAAATATCACCGAGTTCAATATCTTCTATGTTTTTCCATGTACCGTCCCGTAATAAAACCTCGGTGCCAGCAATAAAACACTTGTTATGAACCAGCATACTATCATCATGGCCAGCCATTTTAACATGGTATGTGTGGTTTCCATCAGTCCAGAAATTGTACAATTGTGTATTAGGATCATCTTCTTTGAATTCCAATGATTTGACTTCAACTGTTCTACCATCATGTGTAATAATATTATCTCCAACTTGAAGATTAGTTACATCAAATCCTTCAGCTTCGATGGTATGTTTATGAATGATTTTACTAATCACTGAATTAGGTGCCTTCCAGCCATTCTCTGTACTGAAAATATGATCTTCAGACACTGAATATTCTTTACCATTGATACAGGCAAGTCTTAGTTTATGAGGAAGAATATGATCTTGGAGTCCCAATGTTGGACGGTGCAATCTAAGTATCTTATTTTTACTTCCATCTTTACCAATTAAAACTTCATCTAACTGTACATCTTCAATATTTCTCCAACTACCGTCCTGTAGTAGAACCTCAGTACCAGCAACGAAACACTTGTTGTGAACCAACATGCCATCTTGGGAATCTTTCATTTTTACATGGTATGTGTGGTTTCCATTAGTCCAGAAATTGTATAACTGTAATTCAGGATCATCGTCTCTGAATTCAATTGAATTTACTTTGACTAACCTACCATCATCTGTAACAATGTCATCTCCTAGCTGAAGATCAGTTACAGTAAATCCTTCAGCTTCGATGGTGTGTTTGTGAACCAAGTTGCAACTCTCAGCGTCAGGTGCTTTCCAGCCATCAGTAGTAAAGAACATATGATCTTCAGATGTGGCAAACTCGGATCCATTAATTGATACCATACGTTGTTTGTGTGGTAACCAGTCATCATTGATACCTAGTTTTGGACGGTGCAATCTAAGTATCTTGTTTTTGCTTCCATCCTTACCAATCAAAATCTGATCTAACTCTACATCTTCAATTTTCTTCCATGTTTTATCCTCTAGCAATACTTCGGTGCCAGCAATGAAACACTTGTTGTGAACAACGAGTCCATCTGCAATGTAGGTATGATTACCGCCAAGACGGAAATTGTAAATTATCTGATCTTGATCTTGATCACCATACTCCTCAATGGATTTTATCTCAAATCCTGAACCATCAGGAGTTTCAATTATATCTCCAATCTGATACTTACCAACCGGCATAAAATATTTTTGTTCAGTCATTTTTGGATCAAATGACTTCCAACCATACCCTCTAACATAAACTGGATGGTCACTTGTCATGAAAGGCGTTCCACCATTGAACGCCATCATTGTAGCTCCAGTATCACCTAGAGTTGGTCTCAAAAATTCTAACACTTCGTTACGTGACCCATCTTTACCAAGAACTACATCGCCCAACATAACATCTTCAATATTTCTATAGGATCCATCAGCCATTAATATTTTAGTACCTGCAATAAAACAGCAACATGTCGGTGCCGGTGGTGGTGGTGGTGGTATAGTTCTAGATCTTGTTTGAAAAGTTGTAGTGACAGGGCTATCTGAAGATACTACTGAAGCTGCAAAATCTTTTATTGTTTTAGTAGTTATAGAAAGATCAGTTGCACTTTGTTTAAAGTTAAATGCATTGAAAACCGTAGTAGCCTTTGATGTTGCTGTATCTAATGAATTCACATCTGAAACATCTGTAATAATTAATTCATTCTGTCCAGTAAAAAATGTACCAGCTTCAATAAACACTGCACCAGCCACCATACCTGAGCTATTAGCAACAAGATTTGCTCCAATAGTACCTGTAAAACTGAAAGCAGGATTGTCTATCAGACTAGTAGAATCAGAAACCAATTCTGTATTTGAAACTAAGCCAGGCCTTGTACTAGAAGAGACATTAGTTTTAGCAAAGTAAGCATAGTGTCTTGCATCTGGACGGAGACCATATGCGATGAAACCAACCCACTGAGCTCTTAGATATGGATTGAGAGTAGATTCTGTCAAGAACCCTCCGACTTCATTTACTTCTGTGACAATTTTACCTGGAACAAGATCCGTTGTAGTTGTAGTCGTAAATGAATCAATTCTATTTTGTGAAGTAATCACACTACCTGGGTTACCACCGTTACTTGCAGAAATATCTTTAAAGCCAGTTTGAGTTGTTGTAACTACTTTTTTATCTGCCTTACTAACAAAATTATCTTCAATTGCTTTCGAAAGCGCAGTAAGGCCTGCTGTTGAATCAATTGTCACATCAACAGGCTTTCTTGTGGTGTCGTAGTAGTTGTCATATGGAGGATAAAGAAGCATACTACCATTATACCCGTATCGAGCCTGTGTAATATTTCTAAATCTACTTGCACCCGGTTGATTAATATAAACTTCATCAGTATAATCGAGAAGGACATTGTCACCTTTAATATTAACATTGCTACTTCTTGCCAAGTCAACTTCCATTTGGAACATATTTTGATTTAACTGCGGTCTTGCACCACCTCTTGTGGTATCAATGGTTACTGAAAACTCAGAATCACTAGGATTTGCAATATCATATGTTGTTAGTGGATCAGCAAAAAATCCATTCTTAAATCTGTTAACAGCTGCATTTGCACTGCTTGGAATAATTAAATCCTTTGTATTTTTTTCTAGAGTGTTCAACAAAGAATAATATTCCAACTTATTGATTCGTTCTTCAATATTTTTGATATCACTCATTGTGTAGTTTCTAGTCTGAAGAAGCTTTGTTCTTACAGCATAATCTGGTCTTTTTGCAAGAATAGCACTTTCTGGACCTAGAGAAGGATAAGGTGGGACATACACAGAACCTAAACTCATTGTGGATTTAGGTGCTGGTGGTACGGAAGGATTGTTGGATGGGACACCCTCAATAATAGAGAAGTTACCAAAAACATCCAATACAACTCTATCTCCTCTTGCCAAATAATATTCTACATTAGCAGAGAATGTTTCATTAGGAGCTGGATAAAATACAGATGATGTAACAAACGTTTCTGTATTACTTGGATCAACTGTATAAAATTCTGTGTTTGATATGTCAGTATTTGCAGCCGAAAGAATAGATGTAACATTTGCGGTACTATTAACAATTGGTCTGAAATCAACTATGTCTCTTTGACTGTATGACAAACCATACTTTGATGATGGAAATACTGGTATTTCCTGAGTCAAAATTGTATTTTGTGGGTTAGCACCACTAGCATCGTCTACAAGATATGATTCTGCAGATATGTAATATCCAGTGTCATGTGTGAAGCAGTCAACGTCAATTGTCAAACAACTAGAAGTTGATAGTGAGGGTGATGTTGCACCAGGCTTGAGTTTTAAATATGCAAGTCCGTAGTAGTTATCATTCTGTCCAGAAATAAGATCAAAACTATCAGCGTAGTTGGTACCTGTATTACTGTAGCTGTTAGATACTCCAACATATACTCCGTTGAGTTTGAAAGCATCAGGTACACCTATGCACCAAGGTCCTTTTAGGGAATTCTTGATAGTGTTCGTAGAGAGTTTAACATATACACTTCTCTTAACGGTTTTAGATTTAGGAGTAGTTGGAGAAGCTTTAACATTGTGATAAACCACAATAGAAGTTGAATTTCCAGTAGTTAGTGTTTTACCAATAAAAATTGTAGCAGTTAATCCTGCTATTGATACATTTGCAGAAGATCCTGTTCTTCTCAAATTAATAGGTATATTCTTTGGAAAAGCTTGCTTAACAGTGTTTGCAGAAACAACAGATGCAGGTCCATTATTTGCCAATTGTAACACAGTATTATTAGCAATAGAGGCAATTCTATAATGCTCTACGTTAGCTTGGAACTTAACATAGTCACCAACATCCAACTCTGTAACAAAAAAAGTACCAACTCCAGTCACACCCCCACTGGAGTTCGAAGTCACTGTACCTGTTAAATTGGTACTTGAATCAGTATTAGATGTAGGAATTACAACAAAATCTAGTTCTTGTGTGTCATTCAAAGAGCCAGTGTACGGCCAAGATTCAGGAGAAGACAGCGTAATCGTAGCCTGTCCTGTAACTTCTAGTGTTGTATTTGAAGATCTTCTCAATAGAAAATTCTCATTAGTAAACTGTTTTACAGATGAGAATCCTGACGGGAATGTCATAAAGTCATATTCTGTTTCTTTGAGTACTGCAACAGAGTCTTCAAGAACACAGTCAGCTATGCCACCTGTCATTTGTATTGATCTGACATTTTTGAAAGAATAACTTTGATTCATTCTAACATCAAACAAATATATTTTATAAACAGCTGTTGGTGTACCTATTACTCCAGAATCAAATACCATTGATCTGATCTTAGCAGTACCTATCAAATTACCAGGAGTAGTAGCAGCACCACCAGGAGTACTTGTCACAGCAGTACCAGCAGTGTCTCTGAGATTTAATGTAGCTCCGGATGTAAATACAAATGTACCTAGTACTTGATTAACAAGAACATAATTACCGTAATTAGTAGCAATAGATTGAGTTTCTGTAACGACAGTCGTATTAGCTTTACGAAGTGGTAGTTTTATAGTATCCAGTAGATCAACTCTATACCCATCAACATATCCTGTTCCCTTACCAATATTGAGATTCAGATGTGTGGTGTTACCTGATATATCCTCTGGAAACAATTGGAACGGAGATGTAACATAGTTTCCACTCTCTTCTCTAGTTCTTTCCGCAAGAATACTACCAATAGTATTCAATTGAGGATCTTTTCTTCTTCTAGTGGCACTACCATTTTCAAATTCAATAATACTTAAAAAATCACTATTAGCTGCAGCTTGTTCTTTTGTAAGACTGATTAAACTTGCAGTTAGCTTTAACCTATGTGCACCTGGAGCTGTATAGTTTGAGAATCCTGTCGCGTTATCAAGTAAACTTGCATCTTCATCACTATCTACAATTTCTTCAGAAGTTGAAAATCCTAGAACTACGTTGTTAGGATTGCCAAAGTGAGGATCGACAATTGCTACCTGTGGATCAACTCTTACAAAATGACCCTTTTGATAAATGATACCTTCTTTAACATATACAGCTGATGCTAATCCAACAGGAGTAGTTGCTGTAGGTGTACCTGTAGTATTCGAATTACCAATAAAAGAACTACCAGCAACTGTTACTTGAGCAATATAATTTTGCGATGTCAAAGATCCACTTGATCCAGCTAGAGTAATTCCACCGGTGGAGTTAACAATAGCAACAGTAGGTGCTGTAATGTATCCGCTACCTTTATTAGTAATTGAAATAGAAATGATTGATCCACTTGCATCAGTTACCAAATTAGCACTGGCGCCAGTACCGCCACCACCAGTAAAGGTCAAATAGTTATCGTTAGAATAACCAGTACCCGGATTGGTTATTAGAACCTTTTCAACAGTGTATTGTTTATTGTAGATGGTAAGTGTATCAGAATTTGCAAATATCTTCTTTTCACTAGATCCTGTGTTAATATAAGATAAAAATAATTTATTTGTATCAGGATCTCTTGCTTCCGAACCTACAACAAAATTCACCACCTCAGCAGTTAGGTTGGAAGCTGCATCAACAGCAAAACAATTACTATATGCAGCAGGTGTAACAGTCTCACCATCGGACTGTAAATCTAATATCTTTACAAATGAGTAGTAGTAATCAAAAAATAGAGAGCAGCCCTTAATAATAGATCCCTGTGTATAAACACTATCTCCAAATCTTTCTACTTGATTTTGTAAGATTGATTGTAACTGTGTGAGCTCTCTAGCCTGAATTGGAACAGACGGTCTAAATAGAACTTTGTGAAAGTTCTTTGTTTCATCAAAGTCATCATAGTACGGGAATGTGTTTAGATCTGTATCAATTGGCATTTTTTCCTCTTAAAACTCAAAAATAAGTTTAAATGTTTCTGTTTGGGTAGCTGACTTAGTAATAGGTGAAAAGTTTTCTACATAGAGAATATTTCCATTATCCCTCACAACATCAGAAGGCATAACTGTTGTTGAATTACCTGACGGTGTCCACTGTGCTGCTGATGTTTGTCCAGTAATTATATCTGTTGAACTAAATGAGCCCTCTGTATTTACCAATCTTATTACACTGTTATTGGCAAAATAGACTCTTCCATAAGCGTTTGTTGTTGTTTGTACAACTAACTCGTCCTCAATAAACGAACCAGAAGTCAAGGATCCATATACTTTAAGTGTTTGATCAAAATATGTTGTAGGCTGAGTAACAGTATCCGTGAATGCTCTGTGGCCACTATCCTTTCCATATATGTATACACTCTCGACAAAAGATCCTCTGACATTTGTAAGTTTAACCGATGTTAAATTTGCACTAACAACTGTTCCTGTAGCTAAAGCTGTATCAGTGTAATTCAACACAGCTGTTACTGTAGCGGTATTCCCTCTTAAAAAATGTCCTGTCTCAGAAACTCCAGCTGTCAAATTAATTGCTGATCCGTTCAACGTTGATGATAATTTAACACCTGAACTATTAGAACTGACTACAAAAAATGATGTTGCATTTGTTAATCCACTCACAGCTGTGTTGCCTACAGATGTAAAGTATGTGATGAGATCACCATCCTGAAATTTATTAGAGGTGATAGTAATAAAATCATCTGTATTAGAAACAGCAGTTAGTGCATTAAATGATTGATTAGCCGGTGGTGCAACTGTTACTATAGGAGTGAACAAATATCCGCTACCATGAGCAGTTACATTTATAGTCTCTATCTTACCTGTAGTATTAGCTTCTGAGTTAGCAGCAAGACCAGTACCTCCTGTAGTACCATTTGTAATAGTTATAACAGCGTTACTGAAATAACCACTACCTGGATTTGTAATCACAACATTTGCTACAGGAACAGATTCATACAAAACAACTTCCTCACCAGTAAAGAAAGTACCCGTTGCGTTTGTAATGGCAATTTCAACATTTGAAAACAAAGGGTTTTGTATTATTCCAATACTTCTAAAATCATTTTCATCAATTACCTTACCAGTAGAAAGAGTACTGTCAAATACGGTGCCGATAGCAAGATAGTTTGCACCTAACTCAACAGCAACATTACTACCATGGCCACCTTGTGGACTTATAATAACTTTAACATTGGCTGAGGAAACACCAACAGTACCCGTGTTTCCAGAAACAGTAGCAGAAGCAAATGTGTAATCCGATCCTCTGGAATTAATCTCAATACTTGAAATTGCATTTGTAGTTGCATTGACCAATGCTCTTGCAACAGCACCTGTTCCATCACCAGTAATTGTAATTAACGGAGAGATTGAATACCCTGAAGCTGTTGTTGGTGGGGTTTCAAATTCCGAATCAATAGTAACTACTCTATTAACACCATCATAGGCAGTGATTGTTCTTTGCTGGCCAGCGCCAGCACCGGAAACAATTTTCAAAGCACTACTTGTATAAAAATTGGAATTGGCTGATGCAGCTGATTCTAATTTAAATTTTAATGACTCATTGTTAAAGAATATAGATTGAAATGTTCCGCTAGTGTATGATGCATAGTTGTTTCCAGAACTGACAATTCTGATCGTTTCTATAGAACCAGAAATTGAATTACCCGAAACTTGGCCATTGGCAAAAACAGGAACATACGTATCCGTTGCAAACTTATTGAAATCTGCATCCGACATATCATACATGAATTTCCATTGATATCCATCCAGAGTCAGGTAGATCTCACCAAGTGGTGATGTGCCAGAGATTGTTGGACTATATGTAGAAGGAGCTCCGTTGTTGTTATCTAAACACTTAAACACACTGTATGTTGATCCCTCATCTACAACAACATAAAACTGCTTATCAAGCAAAGAAGGGTCATCGTGCGAGTATTGATCGTAGACAGTGTTTATTGTCCAGTTATATCTTTTAATCATTTTGTTTACATTAATGGACGTTAGTTTTTTACCATTAATCATGTAATCATGAACATCTAATGTCACATCTTTGGGGCAATCGCCAATGACAGGTGGTGAATTGTCGTTTGTGTAAGGGATAGCAAATCCAGTAAACAAATAGTAGGAATTATTTGCAAATGAATTGATAAAATTATCTATATTAGATATTTTAAAGTTGCTAGTAGTTACGGTGGTCATTTAGATAGTACCTGACGGATAGGATTGAATGTTTTATTTATCAGTGATTAATTGTTCATCATCTATGCTGTATTCTTGATCGATTGTACTAATTGTATCTGAGTATTTGAAGCGCTTTTTCTGATAACGCTACCAAACATTTTTGTTCCAGCTACATGCATAAGTTCCTTTAATACATCAGCGTATACGTCTAGTGGTACACTTGATTGAATTTGATATGAATAATTTTGGTAAAAATCACCATCATGTATGTATTTATCGCTGTTCAAGAACCCCTTAGTTGTTTTAAAGTATCCATTACTGATACCTTGTTTTTCCAAGTTGACTGTGGCAGTTGCATTTGAAGTGTTATTGGATGAAGAAAGTATAACCTGTTCACCATCTTGATATCCAAAACCTGAACCAACAACAGCTAGTGAAGTAATTGATCCATTTGCAACGGAAGATGTTATGTTTGCATTGTAACCATAGTACAAACTATTTTCAATAGGATTGATAGCTGTGACTGTTGCAGTTGCACCTGTATCTACTCCTGTAATTGTATCTGTGCGGCTAAAGTTTTTAATTGAATTTTGTCTAATTACAATGAAAGTTCCGTCATCAGAAATAGAAATAACCTTTCCTACAGCATTTGTTGTGGACTGAATTATATTTTCACCTACTTTGAATGTACCAGATATTCCTGAAAGCATTAGTTGAAGATTAGTTTTGAATGAACCAGATACTTTTGGATCTTTAACTTGAATCATAGGTGCAATACTGTATCCTTGTCCGGTATTAATAGATGAAAGAGAAAGAATAGTTCCTATACTGAATGAAGAATTTGCAAATACATTATCTAATGATAGGGGGATATACAATGTATGACCAGTTTCTGATACATTAGCTGTTAAATCAATAGCCGAGCCGCCAGCTGTTGTTGATAACTTGAGAGCGGTTGAGTTAGCACTGGTTACAAAATAAGAGGTTCCATTTACTAAACCTGTCACAGCAGTGTTACCAGCTGATACAATGTACCGTACAAGATTACCGTCACTAAACCCATGCGCTAAGGTTGTTGTAATAAAGTCAGTTGTATTTGCAACACCTGTTAGAGAGTTGAATGTTGCAGTAGGGGTAGTTAGTGTATGACCAGTTTCTGATACACCAGCTGTTAAGTTAGCAGCAGAACCACCGACAGTAGTTGATAACTTGAGAGCGGTTGAGTTAGAACTGGTTACAAAATAATAGGTTCCATTTGCTAAACCTGTCACAGCAGTGTTACCAGCTGATACAAGGTATTGTACCTTAACACCATCACTGAACCCATGCGCTGATGTTGTTGTAATGAATTCAGTTGTATTTGCAACACCTGTTAGAGAGTTGAATGTTGCGCTTACTGAGAGATTATTAAGATTAGCAGTTAGTAGTTTAGGAAAGTTATATTGAGCAGCATTTAGTGACAGCCCCATGTATGGTGAATTGACAGAATTATTAGATCTTAATAGATCTGTATTCAAATTTGCTGTTACAGGTGTAGCAATAGATCCAATTGAGAAGGAAGCTGAAGATCCAATACCTATATCCAAAATAGTAGATCGTACTCCAGTTTTACTTCCTGATATGAAGTTGTAATTGTTTAAGGAAAAAGCATTTGTAACATTTGCAAGACCAATATAATCTGTATTAGCCGCTATCAATCTTCCTGAGGCTGTTCTATTAGCAACGCTGCTGATTGCTGCACCAGGATTTGTAGATAGTGTTAAAATGTGACCTATTTCTGACAACCCACTTGTAATTGATATCTCGGATCCTCCAGATGACGACGATAGCTTTAAGCCGCTTGTATTTGCACCTATTACAAAATATAAAGTGTTGTTTGTTAGACCAGTGAGTACAGTATTTCCTGTAGCTGTTGTATACAATACTTGTTGGTTATTTTCAAAGTAGTTTGATTGTAATGTAATAAAATTAGCATCGACACTGCTATTTGCATTGAAGAATTTAGATTTTATAACCTTTGTTGGAGTCGGTGATGTGAAGCTTCCTTCATACACCATTACAAGAAATGTACCAGATGTTCCAGAAGTGTCAACACTTAACAGAATACCTGATCCTGTGTTAGCTGTACTATTTGATGATGTAACCCATTCTCCATTTAAAAATGTGGTATTCGATGTGTTGAAACTAATATTAGCCATTGGCTGGCTTATAATTTCTTCCAGTAAAAAGCTATTTGCAAAAACGTTGGAGGATTCAAAATAACCCACTTGTATAGTCTTACTTGCAACAATAACGTTTGCACTAGTAGTGTATCCAAGGCCGCCATCATTTATTGTGAATGATGCTTCTCCGGCCGAAGAGGTTATAGAATCAACCCTGGCCTTACCAGATATACCTCGTCTAGAAGATATTACATCTAATATATTACCCTTAGAAAACAACTTACCTGGATCAATAATACTAAGTGAGGATAGACTTCCAACAATCTTTGGGCTATCTGTTATAACACCGTCAGTTGTTACATTTTCTCCTGTTATGAAATCTCCAACAAGATCATTTATGATAGCAACATCAAAAATATAACCATTTATTGATCTTCTGGCAACAGATGTAACAAAGGCTGTCGAACCTGAAATAGATCCTGTTATTTGTTGTCCAATAAAGGTTTTTACTTTTTCCGTAATAGACAGTTCTAGGTATTGAGGTCGTGTCCACTCCCCATCAGATGCTTTGATAACATCCTTACCAGGATAATAAATGTCTACTTGATCAATTCCGAATTCACGAGAAAGAAATAACTTAGTACCTCTCTCCGTTCCCTTAGATCTGTAAATATCTTTTGCTTTTTTTACATCAAGTTTAATTTTAGATTGGTTGAGAGGAGAACCAACTAAGTACTTCTCTTTGAAATGAACGAGGAAAGAATCTATTGTACTGTCAATATCACCATATTCAATCAAATTCCTTGCATAATAAAGATAATTATTAGATTGCTGTGCCCAGCTGTAATATTCTCTTACAAAATCAACAAACAGCGACCCCTGGTCCTTGTAAAACTGAGGAAAGTGTTTTTCAACTAAAAGAGAGATATTATCTTCTATGTTTTTCATTTATTAACTGGCACCATTTCAACAACAATATCTTCCTCGTTAATTCTCAAAATGTTTTGTTTAGAAACTGCAAAATCGTTGTTAACTGATTTAATGAATATTTTTACAGCATCTCCACTGAATTGTTGGATGTTAATATTATTCAATGTTATCAAACCAGTAGAATAATTGACTGTTCCTACATTCAATAACGATATATGACTCGTGGGTGTGATTTTCATAATTCTCATATTACCGACTCCATCATCTTCCAACTGACAGTTTAAGTTGTTGAAAGTAAAGGGAGAAGAGTACACACCTCTGTCGTCAGAAATATTATGTGAAGATGAAGAAGGTGTTGTAACAAGTATCTCTGTATCAAAAGAAAGAGAGAAAGAAGAATCTACTCCAATAGTAGGTACTATTTTTATGTATGGGTTGACGGTTGTATCATTATGCATCACAGAAGGGTGAGATGCATCAATTGCAGCTAGGAAATTACTGTATCTAAAATCAACATTGAAATCATTTAGATATTGATTTGAGTATGAAACAATTAAAGACAATACGGTTGTTTTTAACTGATTTTGAGATAGATCAGTGATTGTGTAATTATATTTAACAGAGCTGTTAACACTGAGATATATGAAGCTAGGTTCGACAAAATCAACAACGGTTGCCAAAGGAACTTTATCAGACAAATATCTTCTATAGTTGTTTTTGTTGGCATCTGAAATAATGTCTACATTTTCAATATCTAATGATATAAACACTTTACCGTACTGAGGTGGGTTTGCCTTCTCACCACCAAATACAGATATAGCCTGTATTTCCGGAAATTCCCTCAACAACAATGTTTTATAATCGTTTTCAGTTATTGCGCGCTCTTGAGTCTGATAGCTTCTAGGAGCATTGAACTTAATCGATTCAATACTCTCTGAAACAGAACCTGATGTTGCAGAGGAAACAGTGACCACGGATACATTAGAATGGCCATCGATACTAGAGTTATTAACAAAAGTATCAATACCATTTGGTAACTCACCGTTACATATCCTGTACGTGACTTCAATTACTGCTCCATTTTTTGGAGTCCTTCCTGTAGCATTGTCTCCAAATATAACCTCATACTGATCATTCTCTGCGGCTTGTACAAAAAAAGCAAGAGAAGTTGATGTCAGTCCATACAAAAAGAAAGATTGAATGTAGTTATATGTGTTTGCGCCACCATTTTCTTTAACATTAATTTGGATTGAGGACGTGTCAATGTTGGGATTATTTAATAAAAATCTTTGATTAGTAGCTGAGTCATTTTTTACAAATACATCAAGAACATTACTTCCTTCATATATTACAGTGTTGTTTGAATAAAAAACACGATTATTTGCAACATCAATACTACTTGTTGTAATTGCAATATCAGAGTCAACAATAAAGTTAAATGTATTTGAACCAAGTCTTCCTGTAAACCCAGTTCCAGCTGGAATAACAACAGATGATACGCTTGTTGAAGGTGTTATAGCAATATTAACATTCGCAGTAGCTGATCTAAAAGATCTTGGTAGATAATTTAATTCCTTTGCATGAGAGACAACACTGTCTCTAAGCTGTGCAGTATCAAGAAACATCTCACTGGCAACCATGTTCATATAGAACGTGTTAAGATATGTGTTATAGGTTAGCACATCTAGCAATACGCTCATATTAGAGCCATCAAAATCATAGTCTTGAAACTTAGCTTGTGATGATAAGTGTGCCTTCAGCGATGACTTTAATGAATTAAAATCTAAATCGATTAAATTGATAGATGAATTAGCCATTTTACCTTATTCTTGAAAGAAAGAAACTGATCGATATGCTCTCTGGATTATTTATAGTGGTAAAAAACAATTGCAGCTCAATTGATTGATTATCCTGAGATTCAATTGCAGTAACTTTAATTGTTCTTACTCTTGGTTCAAAGTTTTCTACTGCAGTCCTAATTTCTGTCTCAATAGCATCGGTTGTGAATTTAGAAAAGTTTTCAAATAACAACCCAGATATATTACATCCGAAATCCGGCTGAAAAGGTCTCTCGCCCCTTTTAGTGAGGATAATGTTTTTTAGAGAATTAATGATCGATTGTTCATTAGTCAACCTTGCAAGATCTTTGGTTCCAAAATTCTTGCTAAAGTTATTATAAAAATCACTATATCTCTCTGCTCTTAGAGGAGTTGTAGTGAATTTGTCTGCGTATGCTGTTGCCATTTAGTCTCCTACGAATACGTTGCTTGATCCACTGCTAGCATCAGGTGCACAATGAGCCCCTCCAAGCGGAGGACATAAGTCGTCTGGCGCTGCTGAATCGTTATCGTTACAAACAGCAATACCGCCAATGAATACATTATTTGTAGCTGCTGATAGCGCTCCACTACCGTGGGAATTTGGATCTCCATCTATTGACCATAGCAAGCTATTAACATATACATTTCTACCTTGAGCAGATGCTGTAGAAGCACCACATGCTCTGGAATCCGTGTCTCTGTGAACTGCTGGCATTATGGGTTAAAATCTATCCTAGGTGCTTTGATAAGCATGTTTCCTTTGGATTCCAATGTATATGTGCCATCTACTAACATATTAACATTTCCTTTGACACGTACATTGACGTTTCCACCCACATAAACATTATTGTCCTTTGTTGTAATATCAAACCTATCATCTACTGTTTTGATAACAACTTGTCCATCCCTATCAATCTCAACATATGTTCCTGTCTTGTGCATGATGTGGATTCGTTCTTTATCAACAGTATCATCAACTTCAATTAAATGACCAGACTCTGTTCTAAACACTTTGTTGTAAGGATATTTAGCATTGTAAGGAGAAACGGGCTCTCCAGTAAAAGGTGAAGCAGATTGTACTCTTGTGTCTTCTTTCAGTTTAGCAGCAGAACTTGTACCAGTTGCTGATTTTGCAAGCTCGTTGTTTTCTTTTGGACCAACAAGACCAGCTAATGTACCTAAAACAATTGGAACTTGGCATTCCTTTCCATCCGCAAAGAATCCAAAGACAGTAGTGCCAACCATTATACCTGTTGGACTAAGTCCAACACCATCTTCATTAATCCCAATTATACCTGCACTAACTATTGAGTTAATGGGAGTTGCCCACGGCAAGTGATCCTTTGGAACATTGACAATATCTGCGGAACCATCTTCTTTAAAAGGGTGAACGTTGTATATTCTTACTCTTAGTCTTCCAATTTGTTTTGGATCATCACGATCTTCAACAACACCAAAAAACCACCTCATTCCTTCTTCACCCATTGCATATGTTGTCATTTATCAAGTACTCCTCTTCCAAATCTCATCAACTCTAAGTGTGTATCAAACTTTGCACTATCTGCATTTGTAATACTATGCTTGCAAGCCGTCACCATATAATATCCACTAACCATCTCATTACTATTTTTAATACTCTGAAGAGAGTTGTATCTTGGAACATTGAGATATATTAACGAACCAGCACCAAGTAATGTATTACCTGGAATATCGATATATGTTAGTTCTTGAGTGAAGAGACTTGAAAAACATAACCTCTCTGCTACTGTATCATATATGAAGTTGGAAGTTGGATTATTTGTATCTTTATATTTTGAATAAGGAAGGAGCAGTGGCTTGTTTTTATTTGATGAATATTCATTAAACACTGTACGTGAAACTAAAGGATTTACACCCGATGTAGTATCTACAAAAAGTTTATTGGACGGGTTGTTGAGGAAAGTTCTTGATTTGTATTCTTTAGTTGTCAAATCAAACTGAGTGACATTTGTTCTAAGACCACCTGTCTTAAAGGTTGAACTGAGGTTGAATGAAGACTGAATAGTGTGGTTAAAAAACACATGATGTGCATCAATATCAGTAGAAGCTCTTCCGTTTTTCACATTTTGAGAAACCGATTCTGATTGAAAGAATCTCTGAGGATTGTTCTTTTGTTCTCTCTCAACTATACCTTCAGCAGTAGTTAAATTAAATCCTTTAGAGTTTTCAAAGAAGAGGTAAGATGATGATTTATATTTTTCTGAAACTATTCTTTGTCTTATAAAGTCAATTGCTTTGAATGGAGAGAGAAACGGAATAGTAACTAAAGGGGTTCCCTTAGCATCTTCAACAAATAAGCTTTTTTTGGACTTCAAAAAAGTACTAACAATATCTTTGACTATTTCCTTTGTTCCACTACTATAGCTTTTTGCAATTGATGTACTACAGTCAACTAAAAATTCTGCACTTGCAAGTCTTAGAACAATATGTTTGGCTCGTAGAGTATCAGCTGGTAGATTTGTTATTAGTTCTATAATCTTGAAAGTATACTTCAAAGGCTGATCATTACCATACCCAATAAATTCTATTTCAAAGTCTTCGTTACCTGATATATTATATGTTTCTAAAAAACTTGCTCCATCCAATATACTGAGATCAGCTGTAATAAAAGGACTGAATATATTTTCATATACATCTAGAGACCCAAAAAACTCAAGAAGTTTACTATCTTTGTTAATTGTTTGTTTTTGTTGTGTCTTTATTGAAATATTTGTGATGACACACTGACTTGGTTTTAAAATCATGCTGATAGAAGTTGTTTGAATTCGCTCTCAATTGCTGAAACATATGCAACATCGATTAGTTTAATGTTTTTTCTTTGTTCATTTAATTCGTTCTCATAATCAAAGAAACTAACAGATTCAAAATAAGATTGAATATCAGCCCCAATACTTGTTGTTATTGTATCAACAGAAGCTACTGTTGCATTTGCCAGACTATCTCCACCTTTGAGATTGTAGGATGTAGAAATGGTTCCACCCACATTAGAAACAATACAGACAGATGAATTAGCAAAAACTACAGTACCAGAACTAACAGTAGTACCACCACTTGTTTGAAATACATATTCATTATTAGAAAATGCAGTATTACCTACAAGAGTAATAAGTAATTCTTGAACTTTATTTGTTTCAAAAAATACATCTTCTTTCTTTCTCTCATACCTTATAATGTTATTGTTTTGACCTACAATTGGTGCCCAGAACCTTTTTTGTTCTGCAGAAAGAGCGGCGTATGCAGCAGGGGATATCATTGAGTCGTCAGAAACATAATTAGATCTAAAATGTTTTATTTTTCTTCTGGCGGATGTTAGTGATCCATATTTAGAGGTAATAAATCTATTGAATGAATCCCCATCCATGAACCAATCATAATATGGATCTAAAATATTGTTGCTGTAGTATACAATCCAATCATATCCCGGATCTCCATAATATAAGTTTGCAATTGTATCTGCCCTGTCTCCCTCTTGAATTGTATAGGGATGAAATACTTCATAATTTTGTTGGATTGTCTTTTGAAAAGCAATCTTCGCCATCAAATTAACTGAGACTGTATTAGATACGCTGTTACCGTACTGTATAAGTGGGTAGTGTTTAAAAAAGTTATCCATTATTTTATTTTATTTCGTAAATTCAGGACGCGGTCCAAAGAAGAATTCCTCTTCGTTGTGATAATCATTTGCGAGCCACACTTCTATTTCTTGGAACGTCAAAGAAACAGCAATAGAGGAAGGCCACTTTTGTCCACTATTAGCAGTGGTGTCTGCTAAATATGAAGGACCGTTTGGAGCATAGTTTACCCCCATATTAGTTAGCACACATCTTTTGTAAGTTCTTCCAATTCCAACTGGATTTATTTTAATTTCAAAAATAGCTGGTGTTTTTAAAATAGAAATATTGGTTTCATCTCTCTCTGGTAACATTTCTTTTCTGAAGAATCCAATTATT